GCATAAATAGCTACGTTATTCGGTACTAACTTGGAAATATCATTATTTAATAATCCATTTTGATAAATCAATTCATTAGCTATCCTTTGCCCGTTGTATGCGTAAACCTCAACAATTGCCGTCGGGTCATTCGTATATCCGAAGTCAAGTCCTATCCCCAATAAACGCGCTTCCTTTGGTATCGTGTCAATTATTTTCCAATTACTAAAAACCACTCCCTCCAAAATGCCTAATTGCCCCTCGCCGTAAACTTTCCACCAATTAGCCCAATAACTCGAGGTCTTTGCTTTTTCTTTATTTTTTTCAATTTGGGTAACTATGCTTTTATCCAATGCCTCATTATCTTTGTAAGTTAGAATAAGGAAATCGGAATCGGGTTCGTCTTTTAATTCCGTATGTACCCAAAATTCCTGTGCTGGGTTGTAATCTAAATATATTTCCTTTCGTGTTCGTATAGCTAACTCGTTGTAAGAATCAAACGTAACATTATTGCATTCGTTTATGTATAACACGTCCCTACGCGCACCTCTTAATTTGCTGGAATCATCTGCGCTGAAAAACTCGACTACCGAACCATTAGCGAACTCATAACGCAATAAAGACTTATTAAACCTATCCTCGATAAAACGCCCCGTCCATTTCATTATTTTAATAAAGTCCTTTAATGCGCCACGTCTTAAATGGGGTATTGTTTCGGCAACTATGCTTATTTCAATGCCGTGTATTAATAGCGCCTTATTTATTAGGACTGCGAGTATTGAATAAGTTTTGGAAGCACTCGTTCCCCCCTGAATAATTTTAACCCGTCTTTTTAACCCGAGTACCTTATTCGTTGCTGTTGTCCTCTTGAACATCGGGGAATAAAGGGATTTCGATATTTGTTTGTTCGACTTGCTGAACGGGCGCTCCGTAACCCGAATCCATTAACGCCTTGTATGCGTTTACATCGCCCTCACGGGCTTTTTTAATTAGAGCTAAAGTCATTAAATCCTCTTGCGACATTGTTTCGTTCTCGCCTGTTAAAGGGTTCTTTAGGTTTTGATTAACAGCTAACCATTGCCTTGCTATCGTGCTTCGATTCTTGCTTCCCTTTGGTCTTCCGTTAGGGTTTCCGCTTTCGCCTTTATTAAATTCGTGTTTTGTTATGTTTTCGGGGTTTGGCATATCGCTGTAATTTCGCTGTTACTTATCTTTATCGTTTTCTGCTTTAATCATTTGTTGCGTAGCTAAAATCGATTTTACTAATTTCTTAAAATTTTCGTCTTTAATTAGTCTTGGATTTTTTGGATTCGTTTTAATTTCCGATAGTTTTACTTTTTCTATTTTCATAACATTGCTCCAATTCCTTTTAATGCCCTGACTACATCGATATTATTATCGTAGTGCGTGCTTATTTTTAATTCTTTTACCTTTTCGATTTTAGCTTTATTTGAACCCGTTGCATAAATACGATTTTCGGGTATTCCTAACTCGCTGGCTTTTAATATCATTCCGTCTTTGTTTTCCCTTGCTGAAATAATATAAACTTCAGCGCCCTCATTAATTAGTTGTTTCGCCCTTTCGTAACCTCGTTTCGTGGTTAACGTACCGTCAAAATCAAAACTAATCTTTTCTCCTGCTAATTTTGTCTTAAACGCGTCTTGACATACTGCGAACCTTTGGTCGGTATCGTATTCGTTTACCATTACTTCATCGGACATACATCGTTGCATAAAATCCTTTTCGGATTCGTCTTTATTTGGTTTCGGTATCGGCATTTTCTTCTTTGTAAATTGCGTACAACTTATTTAATTTATTTACCACTTCACGTAAACAACTTCCGCACGAAGTAGGTTGCATTTTCTGACTAAACACGCGGTTGTAAATCTTTAATAAATCCCTTTGTTGGTTCGGGGTGAGCGCGTTTCGGTTTTCACTAAAAAACAAATCCAAATAACTGTATTCGTCTTCCGTTAGGCACTTGGCTTTATTGTATCGCCATAGTTCATTTAACTTTTGTTTACGTTCCTCGCATCCGCAATCTTCGCCTAATATCCATTTAGCTACCTTTGCTATTCCTGTAACTTCCAAAACGGTTTCCACCGTATCGCCTAACCCCTCGGGTTTTTTCTTTGGTCTTCCCATAACTTTTTATTTAATAAATTCGTAATCCGTGTTTTTGTAATCCGCGTAGTCTTCCTCTAAAACGCTTTTAATTTTCCTTTTGCAATTTTTTATCGTGTTGAAAATCGAACTGCTGTAAATCGTGGTTTCTTTTGCTATATCCCTAATTGATAAATCCGTGTCTTTGTAAATAACAAATAATTGCCTGTCGTACCAATGCCATTTTTCGACTTCCTGATTCATTAAAACAAGTAAACGTCCGTAGGCTTCCTCGCGTGCTAAATTTTCGGTTTCGTCTTTCAATAACGCTAATTTTTCCAAACTTACCATTTCCCCTTTTTTTTCAGTTTTGATAAATTGTAAAAATATATTGCGTAAAACAAAATACATAAATCCTTTATTAACCTTACCGTCTTGAATAACATTTTCTGGCTTGCAATACTTATGTAATCTTAAATAGGATTCCTGCACAATATCCTCGGCAAAAAAATCTTCGCCAAAACTTTTTACAAGTTTTACCCACTCTTTATGCTCTTTTGCGACTGACGTAATCCATTCCACGTTATTATTTTATGCTCAAAGCTAATGATTATTTTTTAATCAATAAAATAAACGCCATTAAAACGGCTTTTTAACAATCGGTAAGCACTATTAAAACATCGCTTACCTTTGTGTTAGCCGCAATTTGACAACTCTCTGTGCAGCGACCTAAGTTCATCATCCATCGGCAACAAGGCTTGTGCAGTTGTATTTATGCCAAACTCTTTTTTGCATCTTGGACATTGTAACTCTGCTATACTTTTTGTTATACGCCTTGTTACCTTGTACTTGTGACCAAAACCCAAACAAACTGCGGCTAACACTGTATTGGCAATAGTGGGGCTTGACGTTCTTAATTTTTGCTTCATATTTTCAATTTTACTTTTAGTTGTTATTTCGGCTGACGGAATACTATTGCCCCACCATCGCCAATACTTTTCCGTTACTTAAACCCTTTTGACTGCCTGTAAACGTATTCGTCTAACGTCCGAAGCGTTTTAATGCTGACCAATGCGCCCGATAAAAAACGGTCTATCGTATATTGGTGCATTTTTAACCCCCTTGCTTTTATTTCCTTGACGACTTGGTTTCGTGTTTTGGTAAGCAATATCGTTTTCAATTCCTTACGTAGGCTATTATCATCGATAAACATATCAAAAAGGTAAATCGTCTTCCTCTATTATTTGCGTGTGGACGGGTTTCGGGGATTCGTTCATTTTCGGCTCGCTAAATGAACACGAAAAATACTTCATTCCTTTACTGGATTCTTTAAGCCACAATGCAACCTCCATTTCTTTGCCGTTTACATTTACTTTTCCCCTGTAATCGGGTTGTTTTGGGTTCGTCTTTTTATCATTCTTAAAAATCGCTCCCGTGTTTACTTTTGTTTCCATATTACTTAATTAAATTTATTACTATTATTACTCCCGTTACATATCCAAAGGCTAACGAGAAAGCCATTTTAACTCGTTCGTTCCAATTTTTCGACTCAACCATATACCCTGTAAAAGGTAAACCGAGAAACGGACCTATAAAAGCAAAGAATAACATTCCTAACATATTCGCTTCCGAAACGTATCTTATGTAAAACGTTGAACATATTTCGATAATTAACGCGCTTAAAAAGATTATTCCGTACTTCATTTATCTAAATTTATTCCGTAGTGCTGTAAATCCTCAAATAATTTATCGTTCAAATCATTGATTAACTTGTATTCACTTTCCGTTAAATTGTTGTACTTCATTAACTTTCGGTATTCCTGTTTTACCCCCCAAAGAATTAAAAACATTTCGCCTGCTTTGGTAGCGTACTCGAATTCGTTTTGGTCTTCGGGTAGGTTAAATTCAAGTGTTGCTTTCATCTTCTTTTTGTTTTAAATCTAATTCACTTTCATAAAAATAAGGACAGCACCATTTTCTCTCATCACAATTAAGCTTAATCATCTTTCCACTATAACAACCCACTTGAGCTACTGTAGCCCAACCACTATGTCTAGTTTTAACTCTGTCACCTACTTTTAAGTCATCAAATGTTAGTGTTGCTTTCATATCATTTCTATTTTATTAATGGGGCAACTTTTACCCCTTATTCTTTATTGATTTGTTAAAGGTTTCGTTGTAGTATTGTTCACTTGTCATCATTGATATGTGACTCGTTTCATAAGCATCTATTATCTGCTCTTTCTCCATTGCTTTTGCTTGTTCAATCTTTTCTTTCCATATCCAAAATGGAATTTCTATAAGATATGTATTATCTCTTGGTGAAAAATCATACTCTTTAATTTGTTCAACCAACCACTCTACTGCTGTTTGTTTCATATTAATTTTATTAAGTCATTGTAATAATCACGGCATAACTCGACCTTTTCTTTAATTGCCTCAATAACGGTTTCGTCTTTTCGTACAAACCAATACTTGCAACGCTTATGGTCTGGAATGTGGTCGAATATATGTTTAGCTTCTATTTCCTTTCGCAATTCGGCGTTTTCCTCGATTAAATTAGCTTTCCAATGCGCGCGCCTGATTTCGTCTTCTAACATCAATTCGGGCGTGTTAATTAAACAATATGCTAAAATGCTTTCCGTTTTTCCTGTGAGCCACATATAACCTTGCAACTGATAAAAATAATCCTTATTAGGTATTTCCATTTCAAACCACGGGAACGTAGTTGCGTCCCAACTGCATTTAACGTCTAATAACACCTCGTCTGTGTTGACGTCTGGCGTACCTATAACCCAATCGTTTTGTAACTTTTCGTAATTTTTGTAAATAAATCGAAAATCCAAAACCTGATTACAAAGCGCAATACCTATTTCCTCGACTTCGTTTCCTTTATCCGTGTAGCGAGAACTAAATTCCTTTCGGATTCCGTATTTATGCTCCAAAACTAATTCTTGCACGTATGTTTTTGCCGTTTGCGATAATAACTCCCCCTTTGTTCGGGGGGTAGCCATTATCTTACCAATTT